CTTTGAAAATTCCCCGGGGGACATATTTGAGAAAACTTTTTGGAAAAGGAGGGACTTATGCGTACATTAAAGTTCAATGTCGCTGGTCAGGAGCTGAAAAAAGACCCTAACTGTAGCTTTGACGGGCTTATGGCAGGTAGTGAAGGTAACCTTCAGGCATATTTCACGTTCACCGACGAGTGGGACGGATGTAGCATTATTGCCCGGTTCTGGAAGGGCGACGAGGAGCACGCTGTATTCTTAAAGGACGGCTGTTGCGTAGTCCCTCCCGAAGTCCAGAACAACAAAACATTCAAGGTCGCCATCCTCGGCAAGCATTCCGAGGGCTATGTGATGACCACCAATCGCATCATAGTAAGACAGGGGGTAAGTAAATAATGGCAACTGCTGAAGAACTTTTGGCTGTAGGCGAATCCGCCGAGAATAAAGTTCTGATTATCGACAGCGATCTCAGAACCATTTCCGTACCCTCTGACTTCGGCGTGTTCGGCGTTGAGTCGGATGACGACGTACTTAGAGTACATTTCCGCGGACCTCGATTCTATAACGGCATCGATTTGTCCACCTTCACTTTGCGAGTCAACGTCAAGAATGCCGAAGGCAACACAGACGCATACGAGGTAGACGATCTCGAAGCAGAGGATAACTCGATTACCTTCAGTTGGCTCATTAGCCGATTCGTCGCCCATTGTGCAGGCACGATCAAGTTTGCTCTGTGTTTCCGTGAGATCGACGAAGAGGGTATTGTTACAAGAGAGTTTAATACTACCACCGCAATCGGTACCATTCTCGAAGGCTTGGAAGCAGAAAAAGAAATCGAGTTCGAGTACCCAGACTTCATCGAACGCCTTAGAGCTATGCTCGAGCGTCTTGAGTCGAACTATCAACCCGGCGAATCAACTGCGGTGTCTCCGACCGCAACCGTGACCCAGACCGCCAGCGGCGCAAAGATTACTATCACCGACAAAAACGGCACGACCTCTGCCACCGTCATGAACGGCCGAAATGGTCAAGACGGATTCTCGCCAACTATAAGTGTGACGACGATTACGGGAGGTCACAGACTCATCATTACCGATGTCGATAGCACAAAGGTAGTGGACATACTGGACGGTTTGGGTGGCACCGGCGACACCGGCAACAGCGGGGCAATCGGAAAGGATGGTCGTGGTATCGCGTCCGTTCGCCGAACGAGTGGTGACGGATCCCCCGGTACTACAGACACCTATACAATCACCTATACCGACAACACGACAAGCACATTTACCGTGTATAACGGTAAGGACTATACACTGACCTCTGATGATAAATCTGAAATCGTCAATTCCGTTTTAGCGGCACTTCCTACATGGACGGGAGGTAGTTACTGATGGCATATGACAAAATTGTGGACTCCGCTGAATTGGAGGCCAATTTAACCATAGTGGCGGATGCAATTAGAAGGAAAGGCGGTACATCTGCGCCGCTAGCGTTTCCTGCCGGTATGAAGGCGGCAGTTGAGGCTATCGAAACCGGAAGCGGTGGTAGCGACACTTCTGATGCAACGGCCACTGAAGCCGAGATCACCGAGGGCGCAACGGCATATGCTAAGGGCGTAAAGCTATTTGGCACAAATCCATATAAGAAAGCGGAAACTGACGTAACTGTCGCAACTCAAGCTGACCTAATATCTCAAATCTCTGCCGCTCTTAGAGGTAAAACAGCAAGCAGTGACACACCACCAGCACTTCAAACAAAGTCTGTAACACCAAGTGAAGCCGCACAGACTGTTACTCCCGACAGCGGCTATGACGGATTATCTTCCGTTTCTGTCGGTGCTATCAGCAAGACTTATGTTGGTAGCGATGTAACAATACAATCGGCAAAGACCTACACTCCTGGCACAAGTGATCAAACGATTGCGGCTGGACAATATTTGAGCGGTGTGCAGACCATCAAGGGCGATGCAAATCTAAAAGCGGAGAACATTGCCGATGGCGTGAGCATTTTCGGTGTGCTGGGTACACTGGCAAGTGGTGCAAGCGGTGGTGGTCTACCCGCTGGCGTTTCCGCAATAGACTATGGCACATTCACCCTCAGTTCCGATGCAACAACCCAAACAAATGTCGTTCACAATTTGGGCGTTGCCCCCGATTTTGCTATATGGTGGTTGGATAGTGCACACATTGCAACTGCGACAACGAGTGTTGCGGTGCGTGGCGTGGTGCTTAACATGGGAATAAATGCAACTCTTAATACCCAATATATTGTCGCTGGATATAATGCAAGCGGTAAAGGTGGTACTTCGACTAATACTGTAGCGGCAGAGTACAATCTGACCAAAAACGGGTTCACCGCCCGATGCAATTCCACCTATCCTATACTTGCTGGTTTAACATATCATTGGATTGCTGGCACTTTGAACTTCGTGGCATAAAGGGGTGGCTGATATGAGATATTACAAAAACATCGAAGATACTTATATCCTTGCCATCGGCACAGGCGCGGGTGGCGAAGAAATCACGCAGGAAGAATACGAAAATATTCTTTCCGTTATCCGCAACCGCCCAACCGCTGAAACTGGCTATGCTTACCGACTTCGCACGGATTTGACATGGGAACTGGCAGAAGCACCTGTTACGGAAGATGATGTCGAAGCAACAGAAGCGGACTATCTTTCCGCACTTGCTGAACTGGGGGTCGAAGTATGAAAAAGCACGAATTGACCGCCGCTATTTTAGCGGTGAAAACGGAAACGAAAAACGCCTTGCAGACTATGTACAACGAACTCAATCATGGTCAGCAACAGAAAATTATCAAAAACGAAGCGGTAAAGGCTCTGGTTGATCGCTACGGCGTGGAATACGACGAAAATAGCTAAGGAGGTTTGTCATGAGCACACAACTTAATCAAAATACAACTGACCTCCAGGCTATCTTGGCCGCTGTAAATGCGCTGCCTGATTCCGACGGTTCTATAGATGTCTCTAATCCTAAAATCATAAGAATGACGGTAAACCACACAACTCTGGACAGTGTGGCATGGGGCGGCAAGACCTACCGGGAAATCTTCCTTAGCGGAAACATGTTTTCCGAGGTGAGTGCAATTACAGAGGCCAATAACTCTGGATGGGCGCAATATTCCAGCCTTGCTAAGCCGACACCCACCACTGAGGATTATAACACAGGCCCTAGTGCGTGGAACTGTTCTGGCAGTGCAAGTGTGCAAATGAGCAAAGACCTCAGTTTGCCCAACGACAACAATTTCTACATTGCCTGTAAACGCCGGCTTGTGAGTTATACTGCCGGTAACTGGCTTGGCGTTGAGGTGTACTACATTGGCGGAGCCGGCAAGGTCATATCGGATACTGTCGACGATAGTAGCGTGTCGGAAACTTTCGAAACGGTTAGCCACACTTTCACCCCCAAAACCGCAACCACTCAAATTTGGATTGGCAGCGGCGGCAGCGCAAATCTAACTGGCTACATCGATGACGTCGTGTGTATTAACATGACAGAACTATTTGGCGAAAACGTCCCCAGCAAGTCCGACATGAACACTCTTTATGAGGAGTTCTTGTCGATGTACAAGGCTGACGCCGAAGGTAAGAAATTTACCGCTTACGGCGCATTTGCTGACGAAAGCGGCCAGCGAACCTCTTGCTCTGTACCGGTGGAAGATGGTAATACTTATTACGTTCTGGTTGACGGCACATCGGCAATGGTTGTTTTCAAGAATGATCGAAAACCCACAAATAAATCGGAACTCTTGATCGCAAGTTCTCAAAGCGAAGATATTGACGGACATACTCTTTGCGGTAACGGCGAAATTACGGCGTATTGTATGCATCCTAATGGCGATAATGATGTGTGCAATGTTGAGGTAAGCCTCGGTTTTGTTATGAGATGCTTAGCGAGCAATCTAATAGCGATAGCAGAGGCGGAAGTCGACTATCTCGAAAAGGCGTCCAACGCGCAGCTTGACAGTAAGACAGCGAATGCCGGCAGTGCCAACTTTACGAAGTACGCTAGAGATATTGATGCAATCGGCGGATTTTACAATACTCCGAAAAATGGAGCCGCATGGTGCGATGTATTTGTGGATTGGTGCTTTATTCGGGCATTTGGCGTAGAGGCTGCTAAAAAGTTGCTTTGTCAGCCGGACAATAGCTTAGGCGCTGGCGTGGACTGGTCGGCAAACTACTACAGATGGAGTGGTCGATTCTATACCAGTAACCCCAAGGTTGGCGATCAAATCTTCTTCAAGAACACCGATGGCGTCGAAGTACATACGGGCATTGTTTACAAGGTCGACAGTGCAAAGGTCTACACCATCGAAGGTAACACCAGTAATGGCGTGTTCAAGTTGGAATATAGTCTTAGCGACACCAGCATAGTCGGCTACGGTAGACCTAACTATGATCCCGAATAAACCATCGCATCATATTTTACGAAAGGATGATTACTTATGAGAATCATTGAAGGCATGGGTCCTCCTACTCAGGACACCTTCGGCAATTCGGCTTACCTGTATAAGGACACCGAAACCGGCGCATTCTACCGCTGCCACGGCAACATCAACGAAGTCAGAACCCTGCCCTACTTCCCCGCCCACAAGCATCCCGGCGAGCAGTATCTGTGGACTCCTATCCTCTATGCGGAAACAAAAGCAGAACCTGTGCTTGAGTACAAAGGAGACTTCACGTTGCTCTATGGTGCTACTACAGCAACCGTGGACGTCTCTCCCGAGGTGGCCAATCTCCAAAAGGTATCCGCTGGCGACACGGTGAGAGTAGTGTTTGATGGCGTTGAATACTTCTGCGAGGTAATAAAATTCTACGACTATGGAAAGGGTTGCGGCAATATGTCGATGGTGACCAAGTCAACCTCAAGACCCGAATGCTGGGGCGGTGATGGAGATGAGTTGGCCGAAGACACCGGCGAACCCTTCTGCCTCGTGTTTAGCGATTACTATAATCCTCGTATGCACTTCTACGCACCCACGGAAGGCGAACACAACTTTGCCGTTAGCAAGGTCTTTGAAGATGTTCACAGACTTCCTGCAAAGTATTTGCCTGAGGGCTATCCTTATAGTATTATTCCCGAAATAAAAGTAGAACTCAATAGCGGTACTAACTATAACGGCGCTCTCCGTGAAAATTGTCAGTTTTACCATCTCTCCGATACAGTATTCACGAAGCCCGAGGAAGTATATGGCTTGTACCTTATGGGGTATGTTCAGCCTTACTACTATATCGACGCCAATGGCAAGTGTAAGTGGTACAACTATAACTATCAAACAAGCACATTAACCTATTCTAATGTGACATATGAAGTGGTTGATGTTGTAGACCGCAACGGTGAGGTAGTTGGTTTCAACATGATTTTCAATGAAAGCGGCAGAGGCGAAAACAGAGACGCTCTGTGCTTTATCTTCAAAGAAGCCAGACTCGGTGGGTGGCTCATTCGTCCTGGCATATACCACGATATCAAGAGCGCACCCTTGCCGATGGTATCTTTGGCAACTTACTATGAAACAAGACATTATCGTCTTGCCTCTGAATATATGCCCCTGCTAACTGATTCCAGCGGTGGTAAGTGGAAGCTGACCGTTTCCACCAGCGGCGCATTGTCCACTGAAAGGGTATACGAGTAATCATAGCGGCTCAACACTAAACTAATTTCAAAATGACTACGAGGGGTTCCCGAATCGGGCGCCCCTCTACTCATTCTAGATAACCCTTAAGCAGGCCCACAAGGATGGCACCCAATGTCCATATACCTCCTTGTTCATTTTTGCCTTTCTCTTCTCCTTTCAGCAAAAATATAGCCACCCCTGTGGGTCTCCTTAAGTGTTATCTACACAAACACTAAGTGAGAGGAGGCAGTAACTATGGCTAAAGGTAAAGCCGAGAGTTCCTCAGGCACAAGAAAGCCTAGAAGACCGGCAATATCGCCCGAAGCTAGAGAGAATCAGCTAATTGCAAAAGCTGTTGATTTAGCGGAGAGACAGTTGGATGACGGAACTGCTTCTTCGCAGGTTATTACACATTTTCTAAAGCTCGGCACCGAGCAGGCTCGTCTTGAGAGGGAGAAGCTTAGACGAGAAAACCTGCTCCTCGAAGCCAAAGCCGACGCAATAAAGAACCAAGAGCGAGATGCTGAAAAGTACGAGCACGTGCTTCGGGCTTTGCGACTGTATAGTGGTAATGGTGATCCCGATGAATATTAGGACCTACTCTGAACTAATCACCCTGCCTACTTTCGAAGAGCGGTACAAGTATCTGCGACTTGGCGGAAAAATCGGCGAGATAACTTTCGGGTTCGACAAGTATCTGTATGAGAATTTCTTACGGTCTGATGAATGGATTGAACTTCGAGATTTCGTAATTATTCGAGATGGCGGCTGCGACTTAGCGATGCCTGACAGAGAAATCTTCGGTTGGAAAGACCGACTCACGAAGAAAGTATCTAATCGAATCATTGTTCATCACATGAACCCAGTAAGGAAAGAAGACATTCTCAGAAGAACCAAGTTTCTACTTGACCCCGAGTATCTGGTCTGTACAATCAAGAATACTCATGACGCAATTCACTATGGCGACGAAAGTCTGCTGATCAAAGCTCCCGTGGAGCGAACACCCAATGACACTTGTCCTTGGAAACGACTGTAGAAGGAGGAAATAGTATGGAAAGTATACTAACATCGATTAAAGAAGCGCTCGGAATAGCGGCGGAGCATACGTACTTCGACAACATCATAAAAATGCACATCAACACGGTGTTCATGGAACTCCACCAGATTGGCGTAGGTCCTTCCGAGGGTTTCGCGATTGAAGATGCGACCGAACTCTGGTCTGACTTCATCCCCTCTACCGATACAGTCCGTTTCGAAGGCGTGAAATCCTATATGGTATTGAAGGTTAGACTGCTGTTTGACCCTCCGAACAACTCTGCCGTCATCGAGTCCATAAATCGGCAGATCGAGCGGATCGAGTGGCGACTCAACGTTAATGCCGATGCATAATAAGGGGGTGCTCATATGCGAGAAGCTATCCCTATACAAGTAAAGCGTGAATGTATTCGCATGAAAGAGCAGGGTTCCACCAATAGAGAAATCTACAATACATATTTTACTGTTGCTGTCGAGAATCCCTGCACATTCGAATCGTTCAAGCGAGCCATTAACAAGTGGGGCAAACGAATATTCCCTGACGACCTTACCCTCGAAGCAGGCACTTACGAAGGCTTCACTGCCCATAATGCAACCGTACAGGTATCTAAGACTGGCGAAATCGTACAGGCATGGATTAAGCAGAAGGCTGATGACTTCGACCCTGAAGACTTCCTGAAAGCTATTCGTACAACCGTAACTCCCTATGAACATACTCCTCGCCTGATGACCGACATCAATGCTGACCGAATGCTGGAGATTCCTCTCTTCGATATGCACTGGGGTGTGTCGTTCATGGAGCATTACAAGTCTGTTCTGCATGACATATTAAGCCTGATTCACAGCAAGTCTTGGGACAGAATTGTCATCCCTGTCGGTCAGGATTACTTCCACAACGACAGCATTGTCAATCCTACCACTACTAAAGGTACTGTGGTCGACAAGGTTGACATGGTGAGAGCAGTTAAAGAAGGTCGTGACTTCATCATGGCTATAATCGAGGCTTCCCTCCAGAATGCGAATACCGTTAAGGTCTTCTATAGTGCTGGCAACCACGATCGCAGCGTATCTTGGATGTTTATGCAAGTGCTGCTTGAGCGATATGGTTCGACTATTGTAGATGACTCTATGGAGTATCGTAAGGTCTTCACTTATGGCAAGAATTCCGTCATGGTTACCCATGGCGATTCTAAGCAGGCAACTGCTAAAAACCTGGCACACATCTTCCCGATAGCTTTTCCGGAAGAATTTGCCCAGGCAACGATTAGAGAAGTCCACGCAGGACATCTCCATCACGAAACAGAAGCAGACATCTATGGCGTGATGGTACGTCGTCTGTCCTCTGGAGCTGCGGTGGACGATTGGTCTAACCGCCAAGACTTTATCGGGACTCATCGTAGATTCATGGTCTTCGAGTGGGACCTCGATAGTCTGCGATCGATTCACTACATCTAAAAGAGGGAGGCGAAAATTCAAAATGGAAAAGAATGAACTGAAACACGACGGCCTCAAAGGCATGAAGTGGGGCGTCCGGCGTTACAGAAACTATGACGGCACACTCACCGAGGCTGGCAAGAAGCGTTACTACAAGGACGCCGATGCTTCCGGTTACAAGGAAGAGGGCGCCAACGGTCGTAGATACCGCACCACCAAAAAGGGCAAGGTCGAAGGATTCAATGCCGACCCCGATAAGTGGGTTCGGGAAGATCTCTCCGATAACAAGAGAGTCGCCGATGAATCTGCTAATGCTGCGAACCGGTTGAAGAAGCTCAATGACGACGCCATGCGGGCTCGTCCGAAGAAGATGATGGATCTGAGCAACATGTCCGACAAGGAAATGCGTGAGCAAATCAATCGAGCAATGCTCGAGCGTCAGTACAACGACATGTTCAACCAGGCGAACGTCCACAAGGGACAGGAAACCGTTAGCCGCATTCTCGAAATCGGCGGCGACGTTCTATCTGTCACAGGCTCTGCCTTGGCTATCACCCTCGCCATTATGGACATCAAGAAACGCATGGGGTAATGCCTATGAGCGGATTCTTGAAACATCATGGCGTCAAAGGTATGCAATGGGGTGTGAGGCATGGTCCTCCGTATCCTATAGACCATAATAACCCTGGCGACATTACCATCAAGAAAGGCACTTCCTTTAAGCGACTTAGTATCCATCAGGAGAATGCGTCCAAAGGTCATGCCTACGTGACTTATCTTAACAAAGATAGTCGCCATTACAGAGGCTTCTTTAGCGCCAGACTCAAGGCTATGAACAACAATGCCACCGTCTATAGCATTGACATGAAAGCCGCCCAAGACTTGAAAGCCCCTTCAAAGCAGAAGCGTCTGGACACTTTCATGGAACTGTACAAAGACGATCCAATCATTGCGAAAGAGCTTGGCTCCTACCATAAGGATGACTGGCACTTCTTTACACCTCTTCCTCGAAAGTTCTACGAGTACAAGTATAGTAAGCTCGACGAGAAGAAACTCCGCGAGAAGGGCTATGACACATTTGTCCGAGCCATCGGCGGAAATCAGTATGTTCGAGATGCGTATTTCAAGAAGCTCGCAGAAAAGGGCTATTCCTTCGTTACCGATGACATGGACGCCGGCCGTTTTGGCAAGGAGCCGTCGATCATATTTGACAGGCAGAAGAGTGTCGTCTATATCGGACAGAAAGAAGTACCTATGGATGAAATTGCATCCATCTGGAAAGAAGAAGGTACATATTTGAAAGACAATAACAAGTGAGGTGAACGATTATGGCATTATCGAACACGGCGACTCCGAAATACTACGGAATGTTTCGAGATGCCGTACTTCGTGGAGAAATACCGGTTAACAGAGAAATCTCTATGGAGATGAACCGGATAGATGACCTCATAGAAAACCCTGGCGTATACTATGACCCATTACCTGTAGAGGGATGGATCAAATACTGCGAAACCGAACTCACCTTAACCGATGGATCCGATCTACACTTGTTGGACACATTTAAGTTGTGGGGCGAGCAGATTTACGGCTGGTATTACTTCGAAGATAGAAGTGTATACGTCCCGAACCCCGATGGACATGGTGGCCGATATGTGAACAAGCGTATCAAAAAGCGACTGATTACGGAACAGTATCTCATAGTCGCTAGAGGCGCAGCCAAATCTATGTATGCGTCTTGCCATCAAAGCTATACCCTGAACATCGACACCTCTACAACGCATCAAATCGTCACTGCTCCTACGATGAGGCAGTCTGAGGAAATTCTATCGCCTATTAGAACATCCATCACGAGAGCTAGAGGCCCGTTGTTTAAGTTCCTCACCGAAGGATCTCTCCAGAATACGACTGGTTCCAAAGCTAATCGTGTAAAGTTGGCCTCTACCAAGAAGGGTATCGAAAACTTCTTGACTGGCTCGTTCATCGAGATTCGTCCTATGCGTATAGACAAACTACAAGGTCTGCGTGTCAGACTAGCGACCATTGACGAGTGGTTGTCCGGTGACGTGAGTGAGGATCCCGTTGGCGCATTGCGACAGGGTGCTACCAAGGAGCAGAGCGATACCGCTGATAACGACTATTTGATACTTGCTATCAGCTCCGAGGGTACCGTCCGTAACGGAATCGGTGATACTATCAAAATGAAGTTGATGAAAATCCTAAAAGGTGAGTACATCAATCCCCACGTTTCGATATGGTGGTATAAACTCGACTCCATCGACGAAGTTGGTATGCCTGAAATGTGGCTGAAGGCCAATCCTAACCTTGGTAAGACAGTTACATATGACACCTACCAACTGGACGTTGAGGCCGCTGAGAAAGCTCCTGCCGAAAGAAACGATATTTTGGCTAAGCGTTTCGGACTTCCGATGGAAGGCTATACGTACTACTTCTCCTATGAAGAAACTCTTGCACATCGCAAGCGTGATTATTGGAATATGCCCTGTGCCATGGGCGTTGACCTATCTCAAGGCGATGACTTCTGTGCGTTTACCTTCCTCTTCCCGCTTCGTGATGGCAGTTTCGGTATAAAGACTCGAAACTATATTTCTTCCCTTACCTTAATGAAGCTCCCTGGCGCTATGCGAGCCAAGTACGACCAGTTTATGGCCGAAGGTAGTTTGATTGTCCTTGACGGAACTATACTTGACATGACTCAGGTGTACGAGGACCTGGACAACCATATCGTTGAGCGCGGCTATGACGTCCGATGCCTCGGCTTTGACCCGTACAACGCCGAAAAGTTCATCGAAAGATGGGAGACCGAGAACGGTCCGTATGGCATTGAGAAAGTCATTCAGGGTGCTAGGACGGAAACTGTTCCTCTTGGCGAGTTGAAGAAACTTTCCGAGGAGAGAATGCTCCTATTCGACGAGAACATAATGTCTTTCGCTATGGGCAACTGCGTCGTGATGGAGGACACAAACGGTAACCGAAAGCTGCATAAGAAGCGCTATGAGGCTAAAATCGACCCTGTGGCCGCTATGATGGACGCTTTCGTAGCATACAAAGCTAACAAAGATGCTTTCGAGTAAGGAGAAAATTCAAAATGGAAAACAAAGAATTAACCCACCACGGCATCAAGGGTCAGAAATGGGGCGTTAGGCGTTATCGGAATACGGACGGCAGCCTTACCGAAGCTGGCAAGAAGCGGTATAACTCCGATAACAATGCCGACGAGCCAAGTCGTGCTAAGAAGATAGCTAAAACGGTCGGCGCAGCTGCGCTTGGCATCGGTGTATCCTATGCCGGTGCAAAATTCGCAGCCAGTCCTACTGCGAGGGAGGCAGTAGGAAGAGTCATAGACAAGATAGGGCATCTTAAAGTCAAAGAGGTAGCTCAAACTATGGACTCTCTTACTGACATATATTCCAAAACACTTGGCAGAAACTTTACCGTAGCGGAAGCTATCGCTGAGGGTCTGTCTGATTTTATTTGACAAGAGGTGAGTCACATGAGCAGTGAGTTATCCCACCATGGCATAAGAGGTCAGAGATGGGGTGTTCGCCGTTATCAGAATGCCGACGGCAGCCTTACTCCGGCCGGTCGGAAGCGATATAGCGAAGACTATAAGAAGCTTATGCAGAAAACCCAGGCTGCGCAAGCACAAAATCATCAGCGTCTACTTGTTGATAGCTACAACAAAACCGCCGACGAGTACAATAGTGGCAAAATTGCTGAGTACAATCGGACCCATAGCGCAGATGACCCGGATTATGAGAGCAACTACAATAAGCAGTTCAACGAGGACTGGCACCGAAACTACACCAAGCAGTATGTCGAGTTCATCAAGAACGACAAAAACTACCAGAAGGGTAGAGCATTGGCTGAAAAATACGGTCTATACGATTTCGACGACCTTGCTAAAAGCAACAAGTACGCTATCGAATCCATGGAAAGCTATGTTCAAGGATTGATCAGCCATGACGAAGTCTCTAGGCGAGCTGAAGAAGCGGGAAAGAAATTTAAATGATCGTTTCCAGCTACTTTTTATTAAGGCGGTGAGTATTTAAATGCCCGAAACTATTGGCTCCAGACTGAAACACGCCTGGAACGCCTTCTTTAACAAAGACCCCACTGCATATTACCGAGGTATCGGTGCGGGTTACTCTCATAGACCCGACAGAGTCCGACTTAGCCTCGGCAATGAACGGTCTATTCTAAACTCGGCACTGAATCGAATTGCTATCGATGCTGCCTCCGTGGACATTGAGCATGTGTTGCTCGATGAAGATGGAAGATACCTCGAAACGCTCGATACCCCTCTGAACAACTGCCTGTCCATCGAAGCAAATCTCGACCAGACAGGACGAGCATTCAAACAGGATATTTACATGTCCATGATGGACGAGGGCTGCATTGCCATTGTCCCCATCGACACAGAAGATAAGCCTGATTCCGAGGAAGACTTCGATATCCTCACGATGCGAACCGGTAAGATTTCCGATTGGCATCCGAAGCACGTTCGAGTTCGAGCATATAATGAGCGAACTGGTCAGAAAGAAGACCTTATCGCAGAGAAGCGTACCACCGCAATCATTGAGAATCCCTTATATTCTGTCATGAATGAGCCCAACTCCACCATGCAGCGTCTTGTTAGAAAGCTTAATCTTCTCGACGCTATTGACGAACAGAGCGGCTCCGGCAAGCTGGACTTGATTATTCAGCTGCCCTATGTCATTAAGACAGAGGCTAGGCGTCAACAGGCCGAACAACGGCGTGGAGATATTGAGAAGCAGTTGTCTGGTTCTAAGTACGGTATCGCCTATACTGACGGTACTGAACGAATCACACAGTTGAATCGTCCGGTCGAGAATAATCTAATGAAACAGATTGAATTCTTGACGAGTATGCTATATAGCCAGCTGGGAATCACTCAAGGTATATTAGATGGCACGGCCGACGAGAAGACTATGCAGAACTACTACAACCGCACAATCGAACCACTGGTATCGGCAGTTGTTGACGAGATGAAACGAAAGTTTCTATCGAAAGATGCTCGGTCTAAGAAGCAGTCGATCATGTCGTTCAGAGATCCCTTCAAGCTTGTCCCTGTTGGCGAACTTGCCACCATTGCTGACACGCTGACTCGAAATGAGATTGCAACCTCTAACGAGATGCGTCAGGCAATCGGTTGGAAGCCTTCTAAGGATCCTCATGCTGACGAGCTTAGAAACAAGAATCTCAGCGCGCCCGCTGACAAAGCTGCGAGCGACATGACTGAAGAAATTCCGAAGGAGGAAAATCAAAATGCAGAAATGTGATTTTGGTGGCTGGGCAACACGACACGACCTGCTTTGTGCCGACGGTCGAACCATCCGTAAGGATGCATTCAAGAACGACCATGGCCTGACTGTGCCGTTGCTGTGGAACCACGACCACGCCAAATCCGAAGCCGTTTTGGGCCATGCTCTGCTCGAAAGCCGCGACGAAGGTGTATATGCGTATTGCACGTTCAACGACACCAAGGACGGTCAGAGAGTCAAGAAGCTGGTCGAGCATGGCGACGTAAGATCCCTGTCGATCTATGCTAACAAGCTGAAGCAGGTCGGCAATGACGTTATCCACGGTTGCATCCGCGAGCTTAGCGTCGTACTTGCAGGCGCAAATCCCGGCGCCTACATCGATTTCGTAATGGCTCACGGCGATGGTGAGGAAGATGGCTTTGTCGCTAACTACGACGAGAATGCCATTGTTCTTTATCATTCCGCAGAGAATAAAGAAGCCAACAAGGAGGAAGAAACCGTGGCAGAAGAAATCAAGAAGGACGAAAAGGAAGAAACTTCCGAGAAGTCCGAAAAGACTGTACAGGAAGTCATCGACTCCATGAACGAGGAGCAGAAGACTGTAATGTACGCACTGGTCGGCCAGGCTCTGAGCGAGAAGGACGACAACAACAAAGAAGAAAAATCTGAAGGAGGCAATACCAACATGAAGCACAATGCATTCGAAAACGACACCCGTGACAACGCCCTGATGCACGCAGACATCATCGAGAACGCTATCGCCGACGCTAAGCGTTTCGGCACCCTGAAGGATAGCATCCTGGAGCACGCTGCTGCCAACAACATCACCGACATCACCGAGCTGTTCCCCATGGAGAAGGATCTGACTCCCACTCCTGAGTGGAACCGTGAGGATGACAGCTGGGTAGCCGACATCATGGGCTCCGTCCACCACACTCCCTTCTCCCGTGTCCGTGCCCTGTTTGCAGAGATGGACGAGGAAGAGGCTCGTGCCCGCGGCTACATCAAGGGTAAGGAGAAGGCCAACCTGAAGCTGGCCATCATGAAGCGTACCACCGCTCCCACCACCGTTTACATCAAGATGAAGATGGACCGCGACGACAAGCTGGACATCAGCTTCGACGCCATTCCCTGGATTCGTGCAGAGGCTCGTAAGCAGCTGGATCGTGAACTGGCTCGTGCTTACCTGCTGGGCGACAACCGTGATCCCGGCTCCGACGACAAGATCGACGAACTGTGCATCCGTCCTGTCCTGACCGACGACGAAGTGTACACCATCCAGTACACCGTTACTTCCGGCGTTGACTACCAGAACGATGCCAACAGCACCTCTCAGAACGACTCCGAGGCCAAGGGCGTCATCCGTGCCGCTGTCAAGGCTCGTAAGGAGTACAAGGGTTCCGGCAAGCCCACCTTCTACACCACCGAAGATATGCTGACCGAGCTGCTGCTGATCGAGGACCAGAACGGCCGCCGCATCTACGAGTCCGAGACCGCCCTGGCTACCGCTATGCGTGTCAAGAAGATCGTGACCATCCCCGAGATGGAGCTGCACGACGACATCTACGGCATCATCGTCAACATGAACGACTACAATGTCGGTGCTGACAAGGGCGGTGCTGTGAGCATGTTCGAGGACTTCGACATCGACTACAACCAGGAGAAGTTCCTGATGGAGACCCGTTGCTCCGGCGCTCTGGTTAAGCCCAAGTCCGCCATCGTGCTGAAGAAGCAGGCCTAATTATAGGCAATAAATTTCAAAATGGAGTGATTTCTGGTGGCAAAGTGGTTCGGTAAAATCGGCTACATTATTCACGAGCAAACCGCGCCTAGCGTCTGGAAGAATCGTGATGAAGTCCGAGAGTATTTCGGCGATGTTATTCGGAACACCAGCAGATGGTCTTCCAATCCCAATAGTACAAATGATGACCTGAACATTGACAATCAGATCAGCATTGTTGCTGACCAGTTTGCCTATCAGAATTTCCACTCTATGAAATGGGTTGAGTTTATGGGTGCTAAATGGAAGATCACTAAGGTCGAAGTTCAGCACCCTAGACTGATACTGACGATAGGGGGAGTGTATAATGGATAGCAGGCTGGAACTAGACGAGAATTTGGCGAACGTTCTCGATCTGACAGATCCTGATGGTGATAGGCATACCTATTTTAATCCCCCATCGTCAGTACGAATTCGCATCCCTGCGATTAGGTATTCGCTCCGTAAGTTGGACAGTACCTTCGCTAATAATGGTCGGTATAATAATCGGCCGTCATATGAAGTAACCCTGATTGACGATGACCCCGACAGCAAGTATGTCGAGAAGATTATGCAGATTCCTTACTGCAGCTTCGAGCGACACTATGTTGCTGACAATCTCAATCACTTCGTATTTGTAATCTATAAACCTTAAAGGAGGATAACCCCATGGCTAATGAATTTAACCTGAAGTGGGACCAGACTGGCGAGCGTCTGTATGAAACCGGCGTTGACAGAGGTGTCCTGTATCCCACCAACGAAGAGGGCAAGTACGGCGATGCAGCCGCATGGAACGGCCTGTCCGCTGTTAACGAAAACCCCACCGGCGCAGAGCCCAACCCTCTGTATGCCGACAACGTTAAGTACCTGGAGCTGATGTCCGTCGAAGAGTTCGGCTGCGGCATTGAATGCTTCATGTATCCCGATGAGTTCAAGCCCTGCATCGGCGAAATCGAGCTGGCCCCCGGCGTCTACGGTACCCAGCAGACCAGAATGCCCTTTGGCTTCAGCTACCGTACCCTGATCGGCAACGATGTTAAGGGTACCGACTACGGCTACAAGATCCACCTGGTCTACGGTGCCCGTGCTTCCGTGTCCGAGAAGGCCAACACCTCCGTAAACGAGAGCCCCGAGGCAGCGACCATGTCCTATGATGTCACTACCACTCCCGTTGCTGTGACCGGTGCTAAGCCTATGGCTCACCTGGTTATCGATTCCACCAAGTGCGACGCTGCAAAGCTGGCCGCTTTGGAAGAGATGCTGTACGGTACCGGCGAAACCAAGGGTAAGCTGCCCATGCCCGACGAGGTCGTCGCAATGCTCAAGGCTGCTTAATTTAAGCATAGCCGAACATATTTTTGGGAGTCGTATTCAGTTAGGCTGGCGACTCCCTCTTTTTAATTTACAACAAAGTTGAAAGTGCTGCTAAGCAGCAAATCGAAAGGAGAACAAACAATGGTTAAGGAAATTATCGCATACGTCGATTTCGACGGCAACAAGAGAGAAGAAGAACACTATTTCCACCTCTCCAAGACGGAGTTGCGGGAAATGGAACTGAGCGAATCCGGCGGCCTGTCCGCTAAGATGGACAGAATCATCAAGGCCCAGAATGTGCCCGAGCTGTACAAGGTGTTCAAGGAAATCATCCTGGCCGCCTACGGTATCAAGAGTCTCGACGGTAAGCGCTTCAAGAAGTCTCCCGAGATCACCGAAGAGTTTACCCAGACGAACGCCTATGACGTCTTCATGGACAAGATCACCACCGATGCCGATGCGGCTTCCGCGTTCATGAACAAGCTCGTCGAGTCCGCTGCCTAATGTGAACGCACTGGAGGACTGAGAGATGCTTCGAATTACGATACCCTCAGCCGAGCTGTGGGACGCGCAAAAGCAAGAGTTTGTTTACACGAAAGAGCAGACATTGCAGTTGGAGCATTCTCTCGTCTCTCTTTCAAAATGGGAATCAAAATGGTGCAAGCCGTTTCTTACCAACGGAACCAAAACTGTAGAGGAAACTATTGACTACGTTAGATGCATGACATTAACGCAGAATGTTGACCCCGAAGTGTACCGATACTTGACGAATGAGAACATCGAGCAAATCAACCGGTATATAGAAGCTCCTATGACCGCTACGTGGTTTGCCGACGACCCTACTGCCAAGCCCAACCGAGAAGTAATAACGGCCGAACTCATCTACTACTGGATGATAGCACTTCAAATTCCCTTTGAGTGTCAGAAATGGCACCTCAACAAATTGTTTACTCTGATTCGAGTGTGTAACGTCAAGAACCAGCCTCCGAAGAAGATGAGTAAGCGAGATATTATGAGCCGTAACGCAGCGTTGAATGCGGCTCGTAGAAAGAAGTTTAACTCTAATGGATAGGAGATGATGTTTTATGAATAATATCGAATTCGTTAACAAGTTGAAGGACATCGCCAATAACTACAAAACGTTGTACGTTATGGGATGCATCGGTTCGCCGATGACTGAAGCTAATAAGAAGCGGTATATTCAGCATCATGACTATAACCAGAAACCAGATAGAACCCCAATGATTCAGGCAGCTTCCGCCGATACTTTCGGTTTCGACTGTGTTTGCCTCATTAAATCCGTTCTGTGGGGATGGTCTGGCAACAAGAACGCAGTCTACGGCGGTGCTGTATACGTTTCCAATGGCGTTCCTGATATCGGCGCCGACGCCATGATCAACAAATGCTCCGGCATATCCACCAACTTCAACAACCTTGAAATTGGCGAAGCTGTATGGACGCCAGGTCATATCGGCATCTACATTGGCGACGGTCTGGCTGTCGAATGTAGCCCTAAGTGGAAGAACGGCGTTC